AAGATGTATCACTGGTGCGCCAACATGAAAGGCGGCAAGAAAAAATCCTAAATAAATAGTCGTATGTCCGATGAAAGAAAAATTTATATTGATGATGCTTTAGAATATACAGGGCAAGCCTGGATTGATAAAGTATTATTGCATCAAGTAGGTAAATTAGAGGGCATAGAAGAACACCCTGACGATACTTTACAAAAAATATTCCAGTCTATAACAATGAGTCATTTACACAATGTAGGTGACATAGAGCCTTTAAAATTATCTCAATATTCTGATTATTCTAATCAATACAAATGGTATCCTTCTGATACAGAACAACAATTTAATTTACATTTGGAAGATCCAGATACTAGAGGAATACTTTATAAATATGGCTGGTCTGATAATAATGGCAAGCCAACACCAGTACACTATGACTTAAATGAATTTGGATTTAGATGTAAAAACTTTAGTGATAAAGATGGTATTTTATTTTTAGGTTGTAGTTTAACATTTGGTGTAGGAGTAAGACGAGAAGATACTTGGACACAGATAGTTGCAGATCATTTTGGATTAGAGAACTGGAACTTAGGAATGCCAGGTAGAGGATTAGATTTTATTGCATTGTATTGTAGATTATTTTTAGATAATTTAATACCTAATACAAAAGCAATTTGTATTTATATGCCTCCTCCAGGACGTAAAAGTATTTTTATAGAAACTAAATTAAAAGGTCCAGATGAAAAAAATACAGCACCATTAGAACTTGCACATCTAAATGGTATGGATTGGAAAAATGATGATTACTGGGACAACCCTTTGCCTAGACCTATGCATAAAGACTTTATAGAAAATAATGTTTCCGAAAGAGATTTATTTTTAAACTGGATGTGGAAAAGAGAAAATTCTTTTTTTAATGAACTGGCCGCAGTCTCTATAATTAAAACAGTAGCGGACGAAAGAGGAGTTCCTTTAGTAATCTTAAATGGACTAGATAATATTTTTCAAGATCATAAAGACTTAGGTAGAGATTTACTACATCCTGGTATAGATAATCACAAAGCACTCGCTGAGAAATTTATACTCAATTTAGAAATAGATAAATAGTATTATGCTTATAAAAGATGTTATAAACGAAACTTCAGCAGGTGCTATAGCATCAGTGGCTATGCCTATGGGCAAAATGGTTAAGCGACCAAATCCTAGTGTTCTTTCTAAATCTAAAACAAAAAAGAAGAAAAAGAAGAAAACTAGTGATAAGACCAAATAAACTCTCCCTACAAAAATTCTATCATTCTATTTTAAATAGACATAATGTATTTGAATCAACTATAAACTCTGGTTATACACATTATAAGTTTATGTCTCCTGATGACGAAGATACCTTTAAACGTAATTTAGAAATAAACTCAAAAAGATTACTTGATAATAATTGGATAGATTCTAAAAATAATATAGTTGACATAGACTATAAAATCAATAAACAAGGTTTTAGATGTGATCATTTTAGTGAAGAAGAAGGTATCTTATTTTTAGGATGTAGTTTTACGTTTGGAATAGGATTACATGAACATCAAACATGGGCTCATAAAGTTGCAGAGTATTTTGGTGTAAAATGCTGGAATTTAGGAATTCCAGGACACGGATTAGATTTACATTCTTACTTTTTACAATATTATTTAAAAAGCGAACTTCCAAATATCAAAGCAATTTGTGTTTTAGAACCCCCACCAGATAGAATAAGTTTGATACATGAGCATGGAAAGGAGTTAGTCATACACGATTATTTTACTTTAATAGATGCCAATGTGCAAGATCAAAAAACATTAACTCATAGAGATTTCCTACATTCTTTAGAACTTACTTACGATATGAATAATTGTAAAAATTTAAAAATTATAGAAGACTATTGTGTAAAAGAAAATATTAAATATGCAAATTTTAATCGTAAAGACATGACTATAAGTACATATGAAAAATCTTTTGCGAGAGATTGTCAGCACCACGGAGAGTTTGAAAATACTTATATAGCAAATAAAGTAATAGAACAACTAGATAAATAGTTATATGAGAGCAGTCAAAGGTAAAAATAATTTTTTAAGTTTTATAAACAATCCAGAAACAGCATTGTTCAATAAATGCGACATGGAAAGGTTTCTAGATGTAAATACATTAAGCGAAAGAGAATTACATCTAGCAGAAGAATTATACAAAAGAGATGTATTTAGAAAAGTAAGAAAAGGTGATAAAATTGGCTACAAAACGTACATACAAAAACAAAAAATATAATAAGCCACATCTTGCAAATAAGTTAGACAAGATGGCTACAAATATTGCTAAAAGAGGCGTCTACATAGTAGCAAAAGCAAATCCAGGTTATAATATTATAAACTACATTACAAAAGAAGTAATTATAGAAAGTATTCCTTTTAATAAAGTTGCTAATGACGTTAATAAAACACTTAATAAAAGTAAAGAAAAACAGTCTGTAGGTAACTATCAATCACATATAGATAGATATTATAAACATTTTAATGATATTCAATTTTACAAACACACTATAAGAACCAGTAAAGATCTAACAAAAGTTTTTTCAGCAGGTTGTAGGTTGCAAGATTCTATCAAAATGATGAATACTGCTAGAGAGTACATACGAAGTTTCTAAAAAAATTCCATACAAATGATAAATAAGACTATATAACAAATATAGTTTAGGATATTATCATGCAAATAAAAGATTTTAATTTAAAGGGTACAGACAAGATTACTAAAATCAATGCTGTGCTGAAAGAAGAATTTGGTATGAAAATTTCAGCAGGATTCCCCAAGAAGGAAAAATTGGAAACAATTAAGGAAATGTCTGAAATGGCCATAATCAAGTTGAAAGACACTTCAAAACATTTCCAATTAGAACCTGAGTACGCAAAGTTCTTAGGTGTAAAAGATGTAATTGAAACTATGCTTTCTGAAGGACAGTACGCAAACTCACCAGCATACCAAGGAATGAAACAAGAACTCTATGCAGATGTTACAAGACTTATGGATAGCGGTTGTACTAATGAAGAAGCAGTAGCAGAAACAATGAACATATTCAGAAAGAATCCTAAGTATTGTTATGATGATAACCATGTAAAACCTATTGTTATTAAAATGGTTAAAGAATATATGCAAGAAGGCGAAGTAGGAACACTTGCTGGAGGTATAGGTGGAGCATTGGCGTCACCGGCAATAGGAGCCGCATTAGAGCCTTGGATACCAGGAGCACAAGCGGCCTTATCAGGTACAGGAGGTAGAATTGGCACAGCAGTTGCAGGTGGTATCGTAGGTGATAAATTAACTGATTCTGTACTAAGAGGACTATCCGAAGAAATTGGTATTGCTGTAGAAGACTTAGAAAGTTATGATGCAATAGAAGAAAAACTTAACATGTTTGCAGAAGTATCAGGTAAAAGTAGAGATTCAGTAGTAGGCTTCCTAAACGGCCTAGAAGAAGATGCTTTACCACAAGGTATTCAAATGTTTGGTAGAAAAATTGCAGAACGTAAATTAACTGACAGCATCTCATACATGTACAAACTACAAAAAGACGGTAAGAGTGTTGAGGATATTGCTAAAGAACTTGGTATGAAACCAGAAGAAGTTAAAGACGCAATGAGTAAAACTGCAGAGTCTGTAGAGGAAAATAATATGAATATGTTTGACGATATAATAGCAGATATGCTATCAGAAGAAGTTAAAGTAGAAGAAGCAGAAGTCTTAATGGCTGTAAGAGCATTAGCAGATGACATTCAAGACCAAGTTGAAAGAGTAGGTAGAATGGTTAACGAAGATTTACCAGCAATAGCAGACCAAATGATGTCTGAAATGGGTGCTCAACAGGCGGCTCAATTTAAAGACAGCATGGAAGGAATCTTATCAGGACATTTAGAAGCCACTAAGGCAAGTAAGAATAGCATAGACGGTATTATTGGCGGACTTACAGGAGAAGGCAGTATGGGTTCATTAGGTGATTTAGCAGAACCTGATATGGGCGATGAAATGCCAGTAGACTTAGGAAACCAAGAACCAAGTATAGATGATTTAGCAGTAGATGATAATGTACCAGCGGCGGCAGGACCAGAAGAAGAGCCACTAGGTAGAGCACCTATAGAGTAATAAATGCGATTACATGAACTTTTACAGGAATCTTACGACGATAAATTGATTTCAGCAGTAAGTGATCTTTTGGCTATAGCAATGGCCAAAGATCTAAAAAAGATTTCCATGAAAAAGTTCGAAGAAGTTTTAGCGAAACAGGGATATCCTGCTAGTGTAGATGAAATTATACAAGCAGTTGACAAGAGCGGGTTTGCATCATCAGTAAATAAATTTGAGATTGTACCTTCTTCAGAACTCAGTATAGACAATGATAACAAAGAAGAACAACCTGCTGTAAATGTAGGAAACATGGCAGGCAATCAAGCAATGAGCGATATTAAATCGGAGTTATAATGGCAAGTTATAGTGGAGGCAGTAATAATATTTTTACAAATGCTACTCAGGCAAGAAAAGATACTAGAAATAATGTAGTAGTACATGGTGAAATTACTACTTTAGAAAGTAAAGTACTTGCTAATATAGATGCCGGTGTTTTATATGCAAACGTATCTGCAAATACAACAATGACAACAAGTAATGTATATTACAATGTATGGAATAGCATTATTACAGATCCAACAAAACTAGACCAACTTAACTATGTTAAGAATCATTTTGTAAACTTAGGCTATGGTGTAAGTGTTACTACAAATACGTCTTCCAATAATACTATAGTCTGGAACATATCCTGGTAAATATCTTTACTTAATAAAGTAAAAGATAAATGCTAAAAAACAAATACGATTACCCCAATCTTAAAAGAATACAAACAAAACAAGGCAGAAGATATGTAGGTGAGGACGAAAAGCCTGTTCCAAGTGTAACTACTATCTTGGGAGACACAGGAGATAAGACAGCCTTAATAGCCTGGCGTAAAAGAGTTGGTGATGCAGAAGCAAACAGAGTTAGTAAGGAAAGTGCCGGGTTAGGTACTAAAGTTCATAATGCATTAGAGCAATATATACTACAAGAAGACTACGAAATCAAAGGCAACAATCATATTAGTGTAATGGCAAAAAATATGGTTACAGAAATGATAGATAAAGGATTATCTAAAGTTGATGAATTATATGGTGTTGAGGTAGGACTTATTGCAGAAGGTTTGTATGCCGGAACGGCAGACGGCATAGGAAAGTGGCAAGGCGAAGAAGCAATCATAGATTTCAAGACTGCTAAAAAGATCAAGAAACGTGAGTGGATTGAAGATTATTTTATGCAAGGTTGTGCTTATGCATTAGCACATAACGAAATGTTTGGTAGTAATATACAAACAGTAGCAATACTAATGATAGACAGAGAAGGCAAATATAAAGATTTTGTTATAGAGGGCGAAGAATTTAATGAATATTGCGATAAATGGTCCTCTAGATTAGCAGACTATTATTCCAAGTAATACCACAAGATGATAAATACTACTAGTTAGGAGACTTTTAGTATGGCAACATCAAACAATAATGTAATTGTTTCAAGAATACAAAACAGACGAGGGCTGAAACAGGACCTTCCAAATCCATTACGACCTGGTGAATTAGGATTAGCAACTGATAGTAAGCAACTTTATATAGGTGCTGATACAGAAATACAAGCAGGTGCTTATAATAAAATATTATCCTTAGAAAATACAACAGGTGCTCAGGATGCCATCAAGAGTATAGCCAATAACCAAATAATATCTTTTACTGTTCCACACATTAGATTCCCTTCAGGTAGTTTTAGTGGAACAGAAAAAACTATTAGTTATACACCTGCAACAAGTAAAACATACACGTTGCCTAATGCAGGTAGTGATACAAGAACAACATTTAGAAGTTCAGTTACAGATGGTAATTTAATAAACTTAGAAACAAACTTGGCCTTCACAGCCAACACAATTACAGTAGTTAAAAATGGAGAAGTATTAAGTGGCTCAGATAATGCCACAGTCGCTAACCTAGTTAGCCATGATTATATATTTTCTTCTAATACTGCATTAGCAAATACACATACTGCTACATTTAGAAATTTATTAACCTCAACAGACGAAGTTGCACTTACTTATTATGGTAATAGTGCAGTAGTACAAGCCTTAGATGGATTTAGTTCGTCAAATACGCAAATAAGTTTTTATAGTACAGCACTAAACTTTTATGATCAGTTTTCAATTCCTGACTATAGAAAGATAGATGAAAAATTTATTAGAGTATCTCCTACAACAGGTGTAGGACATATAGGATTAGAATATAAACATATTTCTATTGTTGCAGATAGTTCTGCAAACGTAACAGTTTCAGGATTAGGTAATTTAAGATCAAGTAATGCTTCTGATATAGAAAACAGCATTACATTTACACCATCAGGTCCATCTAGTGTTGTTGTTACAGTTGATAATAGTGGTACGTTATACAATGCAAGTAGTTATTACAACCATATCTATGTTGAAAATATAACAAATAGTTGGGTAAACAACAAAGCAATATCTTTAACTGCAAGTAATACTACAAGTGTGTCCTTTACATTGCCCTCAGGTAATATTTGGCATACTGCAAGGACGTGTACTGCGGCAGTTTCGGTAGGAACATCAACAACCGTTACAGGTAATGTAGACGGTTTATCAGTAAATGATACTGTGAGATTTATAGGTAGTGGCGCAAGTCAATTCAATGATACAAATAAAAAATATGTAGTTCAAAGTTTAACCAGTAGTTCATTTACTGTAACAGAAAATAATGTAACTTCAGAAATTGCAAATAATTTAGATTATATAAATTATGGTAGTGATGCATCTGGTGCCAACGTACAGATATTCAGTACTAATCATGGAGTTCCAGTAGGCGGACAATTTAAACTTGCAGGAAGTACAGCAACAGGACAAGTTGCTAATGGTAATGCTACTCTCATAGGTACAGCAACAGATAATACGTTCTTTATGGCGGCGGCTGGAGCAGGTTCATCAAATGTATCAGGTACAGCAAATGTTGTATTTGGTAGTGATACTTCAGGAAGTATAACTCGTGTAAGAAGTACAGATCTTAGTAGTGCAACTACTTTATCAGAAGCGGCGGCAATAGTAAACAATTTATCAGACGCAGATGCATGGGAAAGTTTACAATTAGTACCAGATAATGCTAATAGAATATATTTTACAAGTAAGGCATCTAAATCATCAACACCTTTTAACTTTAGACTACATAACGATTCAGCAGATACATTAAGTAAACTACAAATTATAGATAGTGAATATGTGTATGGTAGCAAATTATATGATAGAGATACTACTGTAAAAGCAAAATTAGAAAAATGGCTAGATGGTACATTAAAATCATCAGAAATAAATTTATTCGAATCAGTAGCAACTAACCAAGTATATGGTAGTAATACATTCCTTGGGTCACATGCATTAGAATCTTATCCAGTAGATATAGATAATGAATTCTCAGAAATGTCCTTTACAAGTAACGAAGAAGCAGAAAACTTTGCATATATTCTTAATAACATGTATTTTGCTAAATCAGGTTCTGATGTAAAAGGTTTATTAACAACAAAATTAAATATAGAAATTTTAACATCACTAGGTTCCTCATCAGGACTAAAAACAACTTCTTTTGATGTTACAAATACAGCAACAATTAGTAGTGGTAATGTTATAGCAAGTTCAGACTTACCAATATCTACAGCAACATATGATACTCATGTATTAGAATATAGTGTAAAGTATGACGGAACATCAGATGGTAATTACAGAAGAACAGGAACAATATATCTCAATGCATTTGAAAATAGTGTTACTGGTAATTCAGATGTAGTTATTCAAGACATAGCAAGTGATGTTAGTGATACTTTATCAGGTAATGTTTCCTTTGGTGCAACATTTAATTCTGTTACAAATCTTATTACACTTACAGCACAAAACACAACGAACAAGAATCTTACAATGAATTGGGTTCAAAGACGTTGGACTTCCTAAGTGGATAATGTTTCATAAAAATTTATCAGGATCAGAAAGATTAAATATTTGGCGTAAGGTCAGACAAAAACCTCATAACAATATTATAGAAGTTTTAGAAGATTTTGCTTCTATAGAAATGTTACCTAGATACTTAGATTATTATACTCCTAAAAGTTGGCCTAATCCTTTTGAAATAGTAAATGAAGGATACTTATGCCAAAGCGGAGTTACCTTAGTATTACTATCTACATTAATAAATAAAGGTTTCATATCTGAAGATATAATACAACTTCCTGTGATAAGTAATAACATAACAGGGACATCAGGACTAGTTATATACGATAGAGATTTAGTTTATAATTTTACACCTGGAGAAATAGTTTCTTGGGAATATGTACAAGAGAACGCAACAGTATTCCAAATTCATAATCGGTTTGAATTAGCATAGAAACTTATTGACATTTATATAGTTTTATATTACAATGATATAGAAATAAATATATCGTATATAAACAGACTAAGGACACACATGCAAGTTAAAAAAAGAGACGGCACACTTGAAGACTTAAACATAGACAAACTACACAAAGTCGTTATGTATGCTTGTGAAGACATCACAGGGGTCAGTGCTTCAGAAGTAGAAATAAATAGTCAAATACAATTCTTTGAATCTATCGCTACAGAAGACATTCAAGAAACACTTATTAAAAGTGCGGCAGATTTAATATCAGAAGAAACACCAAACTACCAATATGTAGCAGGTAGACTTATTAACTATCATTTGCGTAAGCAAGTTTATGGAACATTTGAACCTCCTTGTCTTTGTGATATTATACAAGACAATATAGATGCTGGGTTCTATGATTCTGAATTTACAGAATTATATACTAAAGATGAGATCAATGAACTTAACTCTCATATTAAGCATGAAAGAGATGAAGTATTAACTTATGCGGCCATGGAACAATTTCGTGGTAAGTATCTAGTACAGAATAGAGCAACTGGCAAAATATTCGAAACACCACAAGTAGCATATATGATGATTGCGGCTACATTGTTCAGCAAGTATCCAGCAGAAACTAGAATGAGTTATGTGAAAGCATACTATGATGCTATCAGTACATTTAAAATTTCCTTGCCTACGCCAGTTATGGCAGGTGTTAGAACACCGCAAAGGCAGTTTAGCAGTTGTGTACTAATAGAAACAGATGACAGTTTAGATAGTATAAATGCAACAAGTAGCAGTATTGTTAAGTATGTGAGTCAAAAAGCAGGTATAGGTATTGGTGCTGGTAGTATTAGAGCAGTAGGTTCTAAAATTAGAAACGGAGATGCTACTCATACAGGAGTTATTCCTTTCTATAAAATGTTCCAGTCAGCAGTTAAGAGTTGTTCGCAAGGTGGTGTAAGAGGCGGAGCGGCTACTCTATACTATCCTATTTGGCATTTAGAAGTTGAGGATTTATTAGTACTTAAGAATAATAAGGGCACAGAGGACAACAGAGTGCGTCACATGGACTATGGTGTACAGTTTAATAAACTTATGTACGAAAGACTTATTAGTGGTGGAAATATAACATTGTTTAGTCCACACGAAGTTCCTGAATTATATGAAGTATTTTTTAATGATCAAGATAGGTTTCAAGAACTTTATGAGAAAGCAGAACGTATGACAAGTATTAGTAAGAAAAGTATTCCAGCAATAGAATTGTTTAGTTCTTTTGTTACAGAAAGAAAGGATACAGGTAGAATATATCTAATGAATGTTGATCATGCAAATACGCACGGTTCTTTTATAGAAGAAGTTGCCCCTATTAGGCAAAGTAATTTATGTTGTGAAATTAATCTCCCAACAAAACCATTAAATGATGCCAAAGATGAAGAAGGTGAAATTAGTCTATGTACATTAAGTGCTGTCAATTGGGGTGTAATAAAAGATTTATCTGAAATGGATAAGATATGCAATTTAGCAGTAAGAGGTCTAGATGAATTATTAGACTATCAAGAGTATCCTGTTTTAGCGGCAGAACTTAGTACAATGAAAAGACGTCCACTAGGTATAGGTATTATAAATTTTGCATACTGGTTAGTAAAAAACGATACAAATTATCAAGATCCTAATTTAGAACTTGTAGATGAATGGGCAGAAGCATGGAGTTATAGTTTAATAAAAGCAAGTGCAGATCTGGCTGTGGAAAAAGGTGCAATATTAGGTAATGAAGAAACAAAATATGGATTAGGTATCACTCCTAATCAAACGTACAAGAAAGATGTAGACGAATTAGTAAAACATAAAGAACGACAAGATTGGAAAGGACTAAGGCAACAATTAAAAGATACAGGTATCAGAAACAGTACACTAATGGCACTAATGCCAGCAGAAACATCAGCACAAATTAGTAATAGTACAAACGGTATTGAGCCACCACGTAGTTATGTAAGTATTAAACAAAGCAAACACGGAGTATTGAAACAGGTAGTACCAGGATATCCTTATTATAAAAATAAATATGACTTGCTATGGGACCAAAAGTCTCCACAAGGCTATTTAAAGATAATGGCGGTCCTACAAAAGTACATAGATCAAGGAATTTCGGTAAATACATCTTATAATCCAGAACATTATGAAGATGAGAAAGTTCCAATGAGTGTGCTGATACAAGATATCTTAATGTTTTATAAATATGGTGGTAAACAATTATACTATAATAACACCTATGATGGACAAGGTGAAATAGATATACATAAAGAGGATAATCAAGACCAGTTAGAAATAACTGAAATAGATGACGAAGATTGCGAGAGTTGTAAAATATAATGACAGTTTTAAATACAAAAAATAGAGCAGATCATACTAAAGTAAAAATGTTCTTAGACCCAACAGGAGGGCCTGTAGTCCAAAGATATGATACTTTAAAGTATAAACAGTTTGATAAACTAACAGACAAACAGTTAGGATTCTTTTGGCGACCAGAAGAAGTTGATATACTTAAAGATGCAACTGACTTTAAAAATTTAACAGATCATGAACAGCATATTTTTACAAGTAATTTAAAAAGACAAATTTTATTAGATAGTGTACAGGGTCGTTCACCTAATATTGCTCTTCTGCCTGTGGTTAGTCTTCCTGAGTTAGAAACATGGATTGAAACATGGGCATTCAGTGAAACTATACATAGTAGAAGTTATACACATATTATAAGAAACGTATATTCTAACCCTAGCAAAGTGTTTGATGAAATGCTAGACATACAAGAAATATGTGATTGTGCAGATAGTATTACAGAAAACTACGATAGACTAATAGAGTATAATACATTAAGAGATGTAGAAAGTAAAAAATACGATCTATATGAGCATAAGAAAAGAATATGGATGTGTTTGATGAGTGTAAACATATTAGAAGGTGTACGTTTTTATGTTTCATTTGCATGTAGTTGGGCATTTGCTGAACTTAAAAGAATGGAAGGTAATGCTAAAATTATAAAACTTATTGCTAGAGATGAGAATGTTCATTTAGCAAGTACACAACAAATGCTAAAGTTTTTACCTAGAGAAGATAAAGACTTTGCTAAAATACAAAAAGAAACATATGATGAATGTACCCAAATGTTTGTAGAAGCAGTAGAGCAAGAAAAAGCCTGGGCAGAATATTTGTTCAAAGACGGTAGTATTATAGGACTAAATGCAGAACTACTAAAGCAATATGTAGAATATATTGCGGCCAAACGAATGCATGCCGTAGGGCAGGAAAAGATATATAATAGTGGTACCAATCCTTTACCCTGGACACAACAATGGATAACAGGTAGTTCAGTACAGGTTGCACCACAAGAAACAGAAATTTCATCTTATGTTATAGGCGGTACAAAACAAGACGTAGATGGAGACACATTTAAAGGCTTTAGTTTATGATAATAGAATTAAAACAATTTCTTAATAAAGTAGTTACAATTAAAACATTAACAGGATTAGAAATTATAGGTAAATTTATAGGTACCAATGACGATAATAATTTAATTGTACTTACACATCCTAGGATGGTAGTATTAGGCAATGCAGGTGATAATGAAAATAATTCAATTGCAGTAGTACCATTTACATTTACTTCTAAAACAGAACAAATAGATTTTACAACAGATAAGATTTTATCTATTAGTGAAACTATAGAAGAAAGTGCAGAAGATTATTTAAAAATAGTAGAAGAAAAACCAGAAGAGACGCCAGAAGACGATAGTTAATTAGATAAATACTATTATGGCACAATTGGCAAAACAATTTAGTATGGTAGGCCCTGGTATGGTTATGGGACCTTGTGCCGCTACCGTATTTTGCGAAGGAATGCCAGTATCACTAATAGGAGATAGTGTCTCACCGCACGGCGAACCCCCTCATTCAAGTTCTATGATTTTGTTAGGTAGTTTTTCTGTTTTTGCTGAAGGGAAAAATGTAGCAAGAGTAGGAAGTCCTACCACTTGTGGACACTCTGTATCATTTGGTGCTATCTCAGTATTCACTCCTTAACATGCCTAACCTGGTCTCGGTAAAAGGCCCTCACGCCAGAAACGACAATAATCATATTAGAATACAATGGAACATGGGTAATTCTTGCAATTACGAATGTGAGTATTGTCCCCCTCAATTACATAACGGCAGTAAGCCATGGCTTAAAAAAGAACAGTATATAGATGCAATAAATAGGTTTTCAGAATATTATAACAGTTTAGGTAAACGTGTAGACTATGAATTAATAGGCGGAGAAGTTACAGTTATTCCTGGATTTGAAGATATAATTAGAGCAATAAGCAGTCACAAAACTAATAGTACAGTATATACGAATGCCAGTAGAACAGTAAAGTGGTGGTCTAAGGCTAAACAATATATGAATTCAGTAGTATTAACATTTCATCCATTATCACAGGATAAACAACATTTTATAGATGTTATTAATGAAATAAAAGAAGATGTTTACATAGATATTAACATAGCAGGTATAGGCGGACAAGTAGAGGAACTTGGAGAATTTGCAGAAGAACTTAGAGATCTATTTTTTAATTGTGAATTAAATGATTATAATCATGTAAGTATATGCGTAAAAACTATGTATCAGAAGCTCTTAGGACGTCATAGTAAGCAAAAAACATACTGGGATTACACGGACAAAGAAAAAGAAGTGTTAGAAAGACCAGGAATTAAACAGCAAGAAACAAGAAGAGAATCTGATGTTGAGGATAATTTTCCTGCTCCTGATCCTAATGCATTTATGACAGAATTTTTATATGAAGATGGTACAGCAGAATATGTACAAGGACATCAAATAATAGATAAAGGACTGAATGCATTCAGAGGACTTAGATGTCATTTAGGATTCGAAAGTTTAAATATAGATGCTAGTGGCGAGATATACGGTAGTTGGTGTGGTGCTAAAAACTTTGGTAATATATCAAATAATACATGGGAATTGCCAGAAACTAAAACTGTATGTCCTTTTGACTTCTGCAATAATATTTCTGATATATCTATATCAAAGACTCTATAGTCTTTTTATCACTATTGGAAAACTCACATAAAATATTATATATATTTTTTTGATAAGCATCTTTGACATTAAATTTCTCAGAAGTCCAGTCAGGCACATAAGCATTTGTAACAATAGATAGTTTCTCTATACTGTCAAATATGTGTCCCTTATAAGATATACAGTCTATATTATTATATTTTTCTCTACAATGTATATTTGGCATAGAAGCATCTAAAATACTTATGCCTGTATCTCTTACATAATTTTTAAGTAAGTGCCATCCTTCGTTAGATTTTACAAAGTCGTAATCTACTTTTTTAAATCCTTTAAATATTTTTTTTAATTCTGTAAATTCTGTATAGGGTTTATAAAAACAATCAAAGTCGTATTCTACAACACCTTTAATATCATACAACCAATCTCCTTCTTCTGTAATTACATGATTTAAATTGTTATATACACAAACTCCAGGATGTATTTCTAAAGTATAATTATTTTTCTCACATAACTTTATTACATTTTTTACATCGCAAAGATTATGTTCATATAGCATGTATTGTATTCTTGGTTTACATTTGAAATTTAAATTTAAATTTTTATACAAAGTTTTATCTGGTTGAGGTATAATTACATCTAATGTATTTTTGTATCCATATATCTTAAAACAATATTCTATATCATGTCCTAATGTTTTTTCTATTTTTTTACTAAATCCGTTAGTATTAATATTTACAACAATGTCTGATCTTCTGCAGAAATGTAATAAGTCTAATATTCTAGTATATTCCATTGGGTCACCTAAAATACTATAAAGAGTTATTTGTTTTGGGGATTCTTTTTTGAGATGTTTTCTAAGAATGTTAAAATCTAATTCTTCGTTATCTACATGTCTCTTTCCGAATCTATGGAAGAGCCAAGAACCCTGTTCTTCTACACAGATATATTGATTATTCTTAGATGTGAGATCTATAAAGATATTATCCATATCTCTATTTAATAGATTTTATAAGATTTAAGATTACTCTTTGGTAGATGTAAAGTTTACAACTTGGTCGAAACTTGATCCGTCCCAGTAATACTCATTAGCCGCATCTATTTCAGTTTCTTCAGTGGTATAAAGTCCTATTGTATATTCTTCTACTTTAGTGACACTTTCTATCTCACCTCTTACAGCAAAGTGATATTTACCAGGAACTGTAACGCCTGACATATTTGCTGTAGTATCTACATTAAGTACACCTGTACTAGTATTAAATGTAGCAAATGGTGGTACAGGACTAAATGCTAATACACTAACATTTGACGCACTTGCGTTTAAGCCTACATTAACTGTACCGGTTTCACCGTTTTTAACCGTAAGTACAATACCTGAAGGCATTGTAGATAAACTTACATCAGTTACCTGTGGACTTACACCAATTGATTTTTTAAGTGTGCTTACATTAGCACCTGTTGATGTAATAAGACCTGAATCAAAAGTTATGTTTGCACCTCTATTGATTCTATCACCTTCAGAGACCATAAACGATTTAATTTGGGTTGCTGTAGCACTTGGACTTTGCTCTACATATTGTGCTGATAAACCAGCAATAATGGCAGTAGCAGGACTTGTTCCATAAGAAGTACCATAACCATCAGCATCATCATGTTTAGCGATACTTACATTAGAACCTAATGCATAAATATCAACTTCCTCTCCTAAGTTAGAACCTGCTGAACCACCTGACCATGTTGCATTGGCACCAAATGCCCCAACTTGATAATTTGTATTATAAGCACCAACAGTCATAACTTGATCAAGACCTGCTGGTGAGTAGTTGTCAGCATCAGCGGCATTATTACCTGCTGAACAGATAACCATCATATTATGTGTTTCTAATTCTTCTAATTTAGCATCTAATAGACTATTTTTTGATGTAGTCCATGGTAAACATATTGCTTTTGCTCTGGAAGGCGTACTTAGTAAGTGATGATTTAAAGCAACATTCATTGCTTCTAACATGTGTCCTATAGTTGCAGTAGTTGTAACATTGTTCATAACCTTAATGCTATAAACGTTGGCCTTTGGAGAAACACCTACGTTAGCACCATTAATTAAACTAGCCATTGCTGTTCCATGGCCTGTTGAATCTGAATGATCTGGATTACCATCTACTTCATACATACTATGTAGTGCAATGGTATTAGATGTTGAGAATTCTGTATGAGTAGTTCTGCAACCTGTATCTAAAAGATAAACTGCTGATTCATGTCCTTGATATGTAGGTTGATAAGTCTTCGACAAATTATTATCTACATTATTACATAAATGTTTTAAGTGATCTGTTGAATATTGTACTGTAATATCTTCGGTAGCACTTTCTAATGAACTATGTTGCACGCCTGCAATAGCGGCAAGTTGATCTGATGTACAATCTATCTTGTACGTTAAATTAAATTTATACGTTTCCGTAATTGTTGCACCCGCACCAGTGATGGCACTTTCAGCCGCTGAAGCGTCTGCATGGGTACCGCTATCTAATGCTACAATATATACAGCCATTATGAATCTCCAAATGTTTAAGTTTTTGATAACTATTTACTATATGTATTTATCAAATTAAGAGCATTTTTATTTTTTTATGGAAACTAATATAAAATTAGGAAAAGAGCCAGGATTAGAAATAGACATTTCTCCTGCATTTTATGTAAAGTTCTTTGCAACTAAGACAGATAAATCTGTTTTATCCTGTGCTAACGATTTACTAAAGGATATAGATAATATAAACTTATCTTTAAGTGGTGGCTTAGATAGTCAGTTTAGTTTAGCAATAGCAAAGCATTTAAAAAAGGACATAACAGCATATACTTACAGAACTGTTTGGAATCAAACAATATGTAACGCAGAAGATGTATATATGGCACAATATATGTCTGATAGGAACGATGTACATCTTAATATAATAGATATAGATTTAAATAAATTTTTTAATGACAATATGCATTTTGCGTATGGTAAGCAGTTTGCAAATCAAAGTCCTCAACTAGCAGTACATTTATATTGGATAGATTTATTACATTCAGAATATAAAATAAAAAATATTTTAATGGGCGGTGATCCTCCTTTATTTAAATATTCTTCTAATCAAACGGGCAAAAATAAAATTAGAATGAATGATACTTTTTATCATGATATTTTAACTCCTTACTATTTGTTTTGTAAAACAAAAAATATTTTATGTTTAAGAGATATCTATTATCATAATCCTGAACTTGTTTATGCAGGATTTAAAAATAATATAGATGTTGTAATTAATAAAAAGATTTATATAGAAAATGATACAAGAAGTGTAAAAACACCTGACGGGCAAAACTATATTTCAAATAGTCCTTTTCTTAGTGATAATTATATTTTTAAATACGAATGGTATAATAATATTATAGAAGGACTTGTCCCACAAAAATCAGAAACTACTGGATTTGAAACATTGAAAAAGATATTAGCATCTGAAAGTGGGGTATATAATAGATTTGATCAACTATATAGATTCCCTATGCAAGACCAAGCAGGCAATACAGTAAGAACTTATATGAAAAACAGTAAAGGAAGAGCAAGATCCAGAGGCAGAAACGTTATTTTGCCTGAAGAGCTCAATAATTTATTTACTGACTTTCAAAAACAAGTAGAAATTACCAATGCATCTCCTATAAATCGTTATAATTTCGATTTCTAAAATACACAAAAATACCAAATAATCCAAAAAAGACCTATATTCTAGGTGTTTCAAATGCACAGGCATAAATACCACATATATTATATTATAAACTAAAATTATATCAACCTCCCATCATGATTAGAAGTTTATTCACAATATGGTTAAGTATGTCTATACAGACATCCGACAACCTATACGGTGCATTACGAAGTGTCAGGGAGATTATTGACTGGAACATTAGTGATGAGCGAAAAGAAATTAAGTAAAGTTAAAGATCAATTAGAACTCACCGTTCTGATATTTTTGTTTGTAATATCTATAGCGGCGGTATCACCGCCGGGTGTTTAAATAATTTAGAGAAAAGACGTGACGACAATAATTAATAATATAAAAAGCAATGATACAGCAAGACAGGTTTTTGACTTTTTGGAAATGTTACTTTTAATGATGTTCCCATTTGCAATCCCATTGTTTATTATGTATGGTACAACATTATAGTACTTAGAACAGGAGAACAAAGTGAAAAAATTACTCACACTAGCAGTATTAGGACTATTTGTTTCTAATGCACATGCCGATTGGAGAATGGAAAAATTTGACATGGACCAAGACGGATTTGTTATTAAAGAAGAACTACTAGCCAAAGGGTGTACAGTAAAACCAGGCTTATTTAAGAATGCTGACAAGAATAAAGATGGAAAACTTTCTAAAGGCGAACTTAGAAGAGCATCAGAATATATGGTTAGAAATAGATGTCCAAAAAGTTAATACTTTTTAGTTTAATTGTAATACCGTGGGAAATACCTGCGGTACTATTTCTGACTACACTTTACACACTTATATTTTAGGAAAAATTATGAAAAAATTAGCAACATTATTAACTGTATTTTTACTTACACTTCCTGCTATTGCGGAAGAACACGTTGTAAAAATGCTTAACTCAGGAAAAGACGGAATGATGGTCTTTGAACCTGCTGTACTATCTGTAAACAAAGGCGACACAGTTAAATTTGTAGCAACAGATATGGCACACAATTCAGGATCAGTATTTACTCCTCCAGGAGCAACACCTTGGAAAGGTGCAATGAGCAGAGACATTTCAGTAACATTAGATACTCCAGGTGTTTATATTTATGAATGTACTCCACATAAAATGATGGCAATGGTAGGTGTGATTCAAGTTACTGATGGTATGGAACTTGACATGTCACTTGATAGTGCTTATGTTGAAGCGGCAGATACATTTGCAAAAACATACAAATCAGCATTTGTTATGAACAATCAGAGATTAGACAATTATATGAACGAGTTACTCAGCAAGTTCTTTGAATAAGAGATGTAGTGAAAGAAGTCAAACTGTATACAGAAGCAACACCAGAAGAAGTCAAACAATGGCAAAACGGTGGCGACTACTTTATGACAGGAAAGTTTGACCCAATGAAATTGTTTGTTGTAGTACCAGCAGTTATACAAATTGTAGTATTTTTTATGATGTTGGCTGTAATGGCTTTAAATGAACTAATGTT